CCGACATATCTATTGATATAACGTCATTCGCTCAGGTGCGATTCTAAATATTTTAAGAGGGATTACTCTTTTCCAAATTAATTTGGTTGGAGATCCCCCTTGGTGATAACGGAACGTATACGATAGGGCTAATGACAAGAGTGGAAGGTTTACCTTCCCCTTTATATCATAGTGGTAATTGTTGAAGTGGCGTAAACCGCCCCTTTAACTAAAACAGCAGTTGCGAAAGAACATATAAAGAAACATATATGGGGATGGGCCATTTTTAAATGGTTCCATCTATCATGGTATGAATCCAAGTAGTTCTCCGTGACAAAACTTACTCTAACGTTATCGTCCGACATTTCTGTTGGTTCGATTGGAGAGTGGTCAGGGGATCTAAAGAATCTTGCACCGTCTATTGTTCTGTCGGAGTCAGAAGATCATACTGATGAAGTATCATCCTCGATATTCGAAGAACTCGCAACTGGTGAAGTTGCTTCAAGACTATCACTAATTAAAGTGAAATCGGTAAAGATCCAAGGATCCAAAGGTAACCCATAAAATAAAAGATCAAAGCATTTCCATGCCTCAATCCAAATGTTATGTATTACTTGAACCACCTCGTAGTTAAAGTTAAATCTCCAGCCCCCAGCGTATGTGATTGGAAACATCAAGTATCCCAGGAATGGTTTTACCCACCAGAAATAAATTCTACCGGTTAAGGCCCCAAGACACGCGATAAATCCATCATTATACGCTAAGGTAACGGCGTCTATACAATTCAACATAGCATCCGTTTGCCCTACGAACCAAGTACTTAATGAACTCATGAAGATAATATATCTCACAGTTAAGAAAGAAAAGGTCCCATAAGGAACAGGTGTAGAAGAATAGTATAAAGACCAACCGTTGAAGAATCCTTTCATAGATTCTAAACTAGAGATAGCTGTTTTTGAAAAAGTTAACCATATTGGCCAGAATAAAGCCCAAGCTTCAGTCTCACCTTTAAAATAAATTAAGGCTAGAACTGTCATAACTAAGAAAATAATGGATGAGATCATCATCTCACCGCACAATAACCAAGCAATTGATCTATAACCAATAGACCATTTCGCTGATGTTATTTTTCTCGTTATAAAAGGGAAAATTCTCGGTAATATCGGTGGTTTTGCTAATCTTTTGAAAAATAAAGACGCAACAACACTTTTCAACATTGATACCACAATAGATATAGGGATCATGAAAGATCCCATTTTCATTTCTCTTGTATTACCTTCAGCAGTAGGGATAAACACCGGACCATAAGGAGGGAACAATTTTCTTCTTAAATTAAAGAATTTTGTCCACGCTAATTGTAATCTGTGTAACCCTGGGAAACCAGGTCTTTTAGGAACTTTCAAGTGATTTGGGATGATTAATTCGGGTTTTAACCCTTTTTCATCAAAAATCATATCTTTATCGATTTTAATCCAGGCTTGAATAGCTTTAACTGCATAGTTAATTCTATCATCGTCCGTTTTTAAAATTTTCCAAAGATTTTCCCATCTCGCTCTCGCGAAAAGAAACCCAGTGGCGTCTCTGTATTCATAAGATAAACAATCTTTTAAATGCGTATGACCCATCAAGTATCTTTCAAACATTCTTTTATGATAAGGAATTGCCCACAAATCAAATAATTGGTCTAAAATGGTAGATTTAGTAATTCTATTAAACATACCACCAAAGATTAAATTATGATTCGTAAGGATCAATTCATATCTTTTGATTAAGTCTAAAGCAAAAGCTTTTGCATAATCTAAGATATAATGTGAGAATTGAGAAGATGAAATTCCAAGAGCTCTTGATCTTAAAGCGGCTGTTACTAATTTTGGGTTGGTTATGAAATCATTAAAGATTAAATATCTAACTTTTAAATTAGTGATTTTGTGAAAAGGTTTATTGCACGAAGCAATAACTTTATAACCGAATCCAGCAACTTTAACTAATGAGGTAGTAGTCAATTTATATTTTCTACCGTACTCAATCAAGGCGTTAACAGATCCCATCGCAGAGTAAAACTCTTTTAATGGGGCAGGTGAGATATCAATCCCACCTTTTAAGAATATTCTTTTGGCAAATTCCATACCCAACCCTTTCGGGCTGATTATCGATTTACTTAAGTTACATTCAACACCCAATGATAGGATAAGAGAATGATATGCTGATGCTACGATTTTATCGTAGATAACAATATCATCTCCCAATACAGCGTACCCTTTAAAGATTTTATCTTTAGGGGTTACTCCTGAAGTCCAGGCTGC